GGTCAATCCGGCAGGAGTCATTTGTGTGTAGACGTTTCTTGATTGCGTCTGCACATGCCAATTAATTGGTGCTAAGTGTTTGTTTTAGACTGCACTTGGATGTGCTAGTCGTAGATTTTGTAAAAGTATTTAGTACTTTGTAGTCTTCGCCTAGAAACTATTAAAGTCCTAGACTTTTATGATCTCGATTCAATTCGCTGTATCAGTATGGTAATAGATTTTATAGTACTCGTCCAGTGCGAGTGCTAAATTATCGATGTGTAAGCAATTACCTAAATGAAGTACTAATTTGATTGGTTATCTAAACAATCATTCCCTTGTAAAAATTATAAGAGCGGTGTCCAGGAGGGAATCCGCCCCCTTTACAGAGGGAATGATATTAGCATTCTTTTAGAGATGTAAGGCTAATGTGGTTCTTGGACGAATCAGGTTTTAGGGGCTTGAAATATTAGCCCCAATTGGGCTTGAAATTAGCCCAAACTTATTGTAATTTATAAAAACATAAAAAGGGATTAGGTCCTGGAGTGACGTAAAAACATCAATCCAGTATAACTGGTAACAAAAACCACTCCAGTGAGCTGTAGTGTTGCAGCGTGGATAAGGAAACAAAATCTAAAAAGGATAACAACTTTTAGATCTGGTCGTGACCAACCAGTTTCAATTGTGTGTTCTCAAGGTAGAGTGAGAATTGATTACTTCGTCGAATGAGTAATATGAGCGTTTACTGATCAGATGTGCGTTTAACGCATCAGAACTATGCCTAATTAAGGTGAGTTAGAGGTTGATGTCCCGTACTTAACTCAGAAAGTACAAAACTCGTATTTTACCAACAGTCATCTCGTTCGACGAGGTGCAAAACCAACAATGAAAAACCCCCCAGAGAAGAAATCAACTAAACGTAGTATTGATCTCGGCTCAGTTTCACCTTTTCAGGAGCTTAAAACAGAAAAGGCCCCCACCTTTTCTTCTAAAGATAAGAAGAAGGGAAGGAAGGAAGAGAGTGCCGCTCTACCTTTGCACTCTGACAAAAAGCGATCCGCCATCAAAAAGAGAAGAGTTGCGCGTCGATCGCGTGGCAAGTTACCCATTATTCTAGAGGATTTTAGTTTCGAATCTGGAAGTTATGAGGTAACTAGAGAGCCAAACGTTGACTTGCTTGCAAGTTCAATGGGTAAGCTCTCTATTGGAGATAAGGAAAAGGACAAAAGTCCTCAGAATGTTGCAAAAATTGAAGAAGCACCTTCTTCATATCTCGATTCACATAAGTCGTATGCCAAATCTAAATGGCATCATCGTGAATATTCTCGAGATAAGGATAGTATTGCACACGCTCGTCAAGTCGCCCGGAATAATAGGCGAAGGGCGAGACGTTTGACACAAAGAGGACGTAAGTTTAAAATTGAAAATCAAGGCGATCTTCTTCCGAAAGAAGATGACGTCTTGAAAATGTTGGTAGGTAACGGACAATCCCAATCCGAAACGCTTACCGCTTTGGTGGCTATTCAGCTATCATTTGTTGGTGCTCTGTGTGTAGCCACAACACCAGGGCAGTATGCAGCAGCAACTGCACAACTCCTCTCAGGGGTTATTGGTTTGAGAGGAGGGGTTGGTTTAGATAAAGTTTCTAAACTAGTCGAAGGTTGGTGGACCCAACCAGATGATGAATACAATCCTACTGGAAGAGTTGAAAATCAAAGTTGGTTAAATGATTTGAGAACTACCCTCACTAACGCTCGTGATGGGTATTGTTCATACACAACTATACCAGTGTGGAAACAGTTGTCACGCTGTTTTGTTCTAGCTTCTATGCTAGGACTCATGCCAGAAGTTGATGAAAAGAACGCTTCTGGTTTTCTCGAAGTTGGTTTGGCTAAATGGGCTAAGCGTATCGAGACACAATCACTCGAAGCATCTTTTGTTGAAGTTGTTTTGAGTTCGGCTATTTTTGCCTGTGATTTTGCTATGGCAGTGAATTCAGGCACAGTAGCTTCAATGGTAACACCAGATGATGTTCAGTCAAGAGCTGTGTCTCTTATTGCGATGGAAGATATGTACCGCAATGGGACACTAGCAGATATTGGAGAGACTTCTGGAAGTTACCAAAATAACGTGAATAAAACTCTCTCAGAGATTAAAATGATTTTGCGTTTGTCTGGGCATGGTTCAGCTCGGTTGATTTTTCAACGATATGAATCAGAGCTCAGTAAGATCCAGTATAGGATCAATAGTTCTATGATGAATATTTCACCTAGAACTCCAGCTCCCATCATTTGTTTCGTGGGAGAATCTCATGTGGGTAAGACAGGTTTCGTTTACATGACTGCCCACTTTCTTGGTAAACATTTTGGGTTTCCAACAGAAGATAAAAACTTTTGGTATGCCCGAATTGGTGATAAATTTGATTCTGGCTTTACAGGCGAGAAGACGGTTATCGTTGAAGATGATCGTGAGTCAGAAAAAGAAAAATTTACCACAGTTGAAAAAGTTGCCCAGGATGTTGTCCATTGCAACATAGTACCAGGTTTTAGTGCACAAGCTGAAATATCTGGGAAAGGTTGTATTCCCTATTTGCATAAGGTCAAATTTGTGACCTCAAATGCCTATGATGTGGGTATTTTGAATAAGATGCGAAAGCCTGAAGCAGCCTTCAATCGTAATTGGATTTATGAGATTGAGGCTGACCCACATTTCACAGACAGTGAAGGTCGTATTGATGGCCGTAAATGTAGAGGTGATGTTTTGAATCCAAATGTACATCGAATTCGAACAATTACCTGGGTTGCAGAGAATGAGGACGAAGATGGTGGAGGACCAGCTTTTAAGAAAAAGTCCAAACTCTCTAGTAAAGGATGGCGAATGGTTTGTGGAGATTGGATGAATACCAAGGAATTTTTGGCTCATATTTATGACCGCTTTGAGTATAAAACTTGTGGTGGGAATGACTATCTTAAGCAGATTAAGAACATTCGGAGAGCTGATGTTTGTTCTAAATGTTTGATGTTCAAGACACCAGGGTATTGCTCTTGTGGAGAAGGATTTGAGTCTGGTGATTGCAATGCATTAGGAGTTGAAAACCAAGCTGGTTTGATTTTTCCAGCTGGCTTTGATATGACAACACCTATGTTTCAGTACATGGCATGGTGTTTATCACTGTGGCCTGACATTTCTGATTATATTCAGGGACAAATTTGTCAGATGAGTGTTGATTACATTGGCTCGTTATTGATAAGAGCTTTTTGCATTGCATGTTTGGTGTGTACTAAGAGTTTTATCCTCGTTTGCTGGATTATAGCTCTTATCACACCTTCGGTGATGATCTTTTTAGATTATTGGCCGAAATTGGCCAGGTATTGGTACATTTTGTGGTTTGTTCTTACCTGGTTATTTGGTGTACGTTTGAAGCGAATTTTTGCTAGTGCGTGCATCCGCGAGGTGGAAGGTAGTGATCCCACATCTCGTGCTCGAATTATGTTGAAAGTGAGCACTTTGGGTGTTACACTTTCAACTGCCATTTTCTCACTGTATTCTCTTCGTAGAGTTTTACAAGTGAGAAATGAGGGTAACCTTCAACCCACAACAATGAAGGAAGTGGAAGAACGTAATAAGGAAATAAATCCCTGGATTACCGTTCAACCACAACCAATTCCCCGTGATGATGAAATAGCAAATATGACGCATGAACAGGCTGTGAGTGTAATAGCTCGGAATTTAGTCTTGATTACGTTTGATGCTGGAATCAATACGGGGAGAACAAACGGTTTATTTGTGTGCAAAAATGCCTGTATCATACCCACACACAGTATGGATAATATGGTAAAGGACTCTCCTATAACCATTGAAAGAAACCATGCTGTTGGTGGTAAATTTGTAGGTGTTTACATTTCTACTGTATCGCAATTACCGGATAATGACGATTTTTCCATAATTGTCATCACATCAGCTCCCTCATTCAGAGATATTAGGGGTTTCTTCCCTGATACTATCTTTAAGGGAGCTGGTATTGCATCCATGATTTCTAGAAATAGTAATCTGGATTTGGAAACAAGGACACTGAGATATACTCACCTACCTCAAGTATCCAATGAATCTTTTAAAGGACCTGGAAGTCAACATTTGGTTGATATACCAACCCGAAGAGGGTTGTGTGCTTCACCTATAATTTTGAAATCTTGTCCTAGTAAGATAGTTGGATTGCATTGTGGAGGAGTTGCCAATTCTAAAGTAGCAGTTTGTTTCTCTGTGAGCAGAGATCAAATTGAAGATGCTTTAGATCGCATTGTCGAGACTCGAGGTGTCATCAATCAGAGTTATCCAGGAGACGCACCATTTATTCCTACTTTGCCCAAGATTAAAGTAGCTGGAAAAGATGTGTGTAATTTCAAACCGATCATCCATGAAAGAGATTGTGTAAACTGGACTCGAGAACCTGATATGGATCATCCACATAAGATGGAAGTTTTTGAATGTGATGCACATGAAAAGTTCTCAAGATACTCTGATGTCACTGTGTCGCCGTTGTCTGAGTTCCTGGAACATCAAGGTAGACCACGATTGTGGGATAAACCGAAGTTTAATGTCAACAGGAATTTCAGTGACACGTACCAGCATGCCCAATCACCGTGTAGAGATATACGGCCGATTTTGATGGGTTTGCTGGTTGACGACTATCTCCGTCCCTTTAGCAAGAAAATAAAGCAATTGGGATGGAAAGCCCGACCATTGAATTGGAAGGAGACAGTTAATGGTCGGGCTAATTCACGATTTTTAAAGCGATTGGATATGACAACTGCTTCTGGTCTAGGTCTGAGTTCCCCAAAGTCGAATCATTTTGAAGTTGACACTGAACCAAGTGGTCGGCTGGTATATACCATGAAAGACTATTTGTATGATGAAGTGTTGGCTATTGAAAAAGACTTGGCTGATGGGAAAGTACCTCAGTGTATGTTTAAAACAGCACTGAAGGATGAACCGACAAAGATCACGAAAACTAAAGTTCGGGTATTTATGGTCAGTCCACTCGCTTTGAATCTTGTCATTCGTAAATATCTGCTCCCTGTTATGGAATTTTTGTTTGCAGTTCCTTTTATGTCAGAAATGGCACAAGGAATTAACTGTACCAATGAAGAATGGGATCAGATGGGTCGGTGGCTTCTGGATTTTTACCCCCAGCAGTGTATTGCTGGTGATTTTGCAAGATTTGATATTTCAACTGCTGGTCAATTTATGAGAGCTGTCGGATGGATTTTCCGTCAATTGGCTCTCCTGCTTGGGTATACTCCTGAAGAGGCTGCTATATGTGAATTGCTATTATACGTTGTTTCTTCGAAATACATCGTATGGAATGGAACTGTAATCCACATGGACTCATATACATTGTCTGGTGTTCCAATCACCATTTTCTTGAACGGAATTGTTAATGCTTTGTATCATCGTTTGGTTTTTTACCATATGGTGATTATAGAGCAGAAAGATTTAGTTCATTCTTTTCGAGATTATGTAAGGATGATGTTTACGGGTGATGACTCCATTGGATCATCAAAACTGAGTTGGTATAGTATGAGAACATGCCAAAAAGTTTTAGGTCTATACAACCTTGTCTATACAGATGCTGACAAAAGTCTGGATACAATTCCATTCTATGATTTGTCGCAAATTCAATTCTGTAAGAGGTATTTCCGATATGAAATAAGAGTTGGAAAGTTTGTAGCACCTATCCAATTGGAGTCAATTTACAAAAGTCTCCATTGTCAGATGAAATCAACCACTGATGCAACTGATATAGTTGTAGGTAATATTGACAATGCGTTGCGAGAATTAGCACGACACACGAAGGACGTTTTCGATGAAGAAAGTGAAATTATTCGAAAAGCATGTGAAGATGCTGAAATTGCACACTATTGTAACAGGTTATACCTTAACTATGATCAGTGGTGGGAAATTTTATCTGAAGATTTCCCATCTCTTCGGCCATTGAATGAAACATATGTGTCTTCGGTGTCCGATGGTTCCGTCGGCTCCATGGAATCATAGACTACGGTCTCGTTGAAGAGAGCCATACAATTTATGGTTACATATTGCATGTTGTAGTTCATGTAAGAATGCTTGATTGTATAGTAAATACTACATATTGAAGAGGCAGTTAACGCCCTAACCTCTTTGTACATAAAAATTGCGTTACTACAGAAAATAATAATTCAACTGCGACAGCAGAGCAAATAAAGAACGTTAGGTTTCAGACTCAGCCTGATGAATGGGTCTATTCGGTCCCAAGTGTTAGAGATAGTACTTTTAGTGCGAGTGATACGACGGATACTATTCAAGATTTTCTGTCGAGGCCAGTCTTGGTTTACCAGGGCTCGCTCACGATTGGTAATCTGTCTACATTCACACTCAATCCTTGGGCAACTTATTTCAGCGATCCACGGGTTTTCGCTCGTGTTAAGAATTTTAGAAATTTGCGTTGTGATCTTCGTATAAAGATCGTAATCAATGGTAACCCGTTTTATTATGGGTTATTTTTGGCTTCATACATTCCCATGCATGGAAATGATTCAAGAACAGATTTAAATGTGACTGGGCTTATTCAAGCCTCACAATGTCCACATATCTATATTGATCCATGTACCAGTACTGCTGGTGAATTGTGTGTGCCATATTTCTTTCCAAAAGATGCGATGAATGTCCCTGACAAGGAATGGTCAGAGATGGGATTGCTGAGTTTTCATACTATTTCTGCTCTGGAACATGCTAATGATGGAACTGAACCCATCAATATGAGCGTGTTTGTTAGTGCTTTTAACGTTCAACTATCTACTCCAACGATTAATGAACCCGTGGAGAACCAGAGTGAAGAGTATTTGAAACCATCATTCATTGCCCATAGTGTTGCTTGGGCAAGTGGATATATGAAGAATTTCCCAATTATTGGTCCTTACATGCGAGCAACAGAAATGGTATCTACAGCCATAGGTGATGTTGCCGCTATGTTTGGTTTTTCTAGACCAAGAGAAATAAGGGAATCTTCAAATTTCCGGAATCGGCCTGTAGCTAATTTAGCTGTAACCAACGTGCCAGATAATGTAGCTTCTTTGGCTTTAGATGCAAAGAAAGAAGTAACTATTGATCCTCGCGTTGTTGGTCTCGAACCTAAAGATGAGATGGTGTTAACTCCCATAGCAATGAAGGAAAGCTATATAACCAAATTTCCATGGAGTGAAACTATTGACGGTCCCAATACCCATCTTTTCTCTATTCGAGTTAATCCGATTCAGGGAAATACTTTAGAAGGTGGAAATATATTTCAGCTGACACCTTCTGCTTTTACAACCTTGCCGTTTCGTTATTGGCGAGGTTCCATGCGATTTAGATTTAATGTGATCGCATCTGCATACCATAGGGGTAGGTTAAAATTAGTCTGGGATCCAGACTTTTCCCCTGATTCTGCAGGAGATATTTATAACACCAACTATACAACCATTGTTGACATTAGTAATGATAAAGAAGTCACTATGGATGTAGGCTGGGGTAGTAATTATTCTTACCTTCGAGCAGGTGGTTTGCGTTTGCCGAAGTTTTCAACTTCGGCTTTTACAGAAAAGGACGATTTCTGTAATGGTACGTTATCTGTTTATGTTGTAAACGGGTTAACGTCACCAGGAGTGAATTCTAGTGATGTAGAAGTAGCGGTTTTTGCATCTATGCTGGAAGATTATGAAGTGGCATGTCCAGAAGGTTCTTTGTTCCACAGTGATGTGAGATTAAGAATACACGAATTGCCAGAAACAGATTATGATCCTCAACCAACAAATGATCCAATACCTACATATCCAGGAGTGCAGCCACCGACTGCGGTGATAGCTCCTACTGGAGTTGGGTATGGGCCGAGAAATGCAGCATTTTCTACTATTCCCTCCGCTTACAAAATCTTATCTGATTTTAGTATTAGAGCTCCATCTGATGGTGTTGTACATATATTAACACCAACGCCAAATACGGCAACTATTGGAGGCTCTATTACTTTGCTAGATATTCCCAATACCACATTCACGACTATTATTGATATACGTAATAGTGCGAATGATGCAACAATTGATTCTTTTACTTATAATGGAACATTTGGAGCTGATGGTACTGCAGTGGTTAATTTTTCTGGCTTGACTAAGCCAACGTCTTCTGTTTTCTATTTTAAGATGACGGCACCGGCTAGTCATAAGCTAATAAATTACACTATCGATGGTATAGTTCAGAAGAAATACCTGGCTGAGGATTTGACACCCAGCTTAGGTTCTTACAATCCAACAACTGAAGTAATTGATTTTACTTTTACGGATATTGGAGATGTTTTGACATTACCACTCGAGGAAGATTGGAATACGGGTGCTGTTGTGCATCTCGGTTTAATAGGTACTAATGGAAGAGTTTTCTACCTAACAGGTGGAAATAGCTATTCTATAGTTTACGCTAATGTCACTGGGGAATTAACCCCATGTGGTGCTCGAGAAGCTTCAACGGCATCTTCAAATTTCGAAATCTGGCCCTACAATTCCACTGTACTTAATGATCCATACCAGCTGACTGGGCTGATATTTATGGCTCCTGTTGAAAATCAATCTGAAGAGATACCAAAAGTTGATACTTCAGTAGAACCAACAGCTAGTTCATCGCAAGTACAGATGGCCCCTAAATTACCAGGTGCTGAAACAAACCAGGTTTATTTTGGGGAACATGTTACTTCATGGCGACAAGTACTTAAACGCTATGAAACTATCATGACTTTTAATTCATTTGATGTTAATATGCGCTGGTACGATGCTATTAATGAGTTATCACCAAGTCCTCCGCTTGATGCAAATGGTATGACGTTAGTTGACTATGTAAGGTCAGCTTATGTCGGTTATAGAGGTTCTATGAGAATACGTTTTCTCATTAGACCTTTAAATAACAATTTTGTTCATGCGTCGGGTATGATTTCAAACATTAGTGATGCTGAACGTATTACAGGTATATTAGAAACTGAACCCAGTTTTTCGGGCTCGTCTTGGGAGTATATTCCCTTGACTGGGTCTTTGGATGCAGAAGTGCCCTACTACAGCAATCTCCGTTTCTTTCCTGGTAGGTTAACAGGAGCGTGGAATGGTCAAGTACCTGAAGTGGCAAGAGGCAGACAACGGTTAGAAGCGAATGTTCAAATCCGTTTGTCTGATGAAGCACATGTTACAGGTATGCAGGCTGTAGGTGAGGATTTCTCTCTGCATTTCTTTCTTTGTGCACCTCAGTTGGAATACTTTCCAACTTAGGTTGCACGAACAGAGTTTTTAAATTCTTAGAAATAAGATACAATCCCTAGAGTGACCCTAGGGTGGGATGTCTCTGTCTAAATAAAATGTCCTTGGTCAGGGTCTTAATTGACCTATGCTGCTTATAGTAAGATGAGCAAGTTTTTACAAACAATGCATAGGTCGATTAGACCTATGTACTGTTAATTTTCTTGTTCGTCACAACTTTAGGAAAGCATGAGACCAGAACTGCTTACTCAAGTTCGTCTCGTAGTGTGATTTTTGGTTGGAAAATCCATGCAGGCGCACTACGGGGAGGTCTCCATCTGCA